AATCAAATTGGGCAAGCCACTCAACAACAACAAGCTATTGCTCAACCGTATCAAACGGCTGGTCAAAACTTAATTCGAGCTGCCGGAGCTGGTGAATTAACTCCTCAATCGGTTCAGTCTTACAAGGCTGCACAAGCTCAATTGGCTCAAGGTGTAGCTAACCGTGGTGGCGTTGGCGCTGAACAGGCTGCCACTCAACTTGAAGCCTTCCGTCAAACATTGCTAACAAACCAATATAACTACGGATTGCAAGTAAGCCAAGTTGGTGACCAGATTGCTCTTGGCGCTATCCGTACCGGTATGCAGCTTGACCAACAATTAAATGCTGCAAGCAATAACTTTTACACAAGTCTTGCTGGAATAGCGGCTGGATTACCAATGGCGAGGACCGTCTAATGGCTGACCCAATTAACCCAGTTACCCCTCAAGAGTCGGCTAATTTAAAGCCGTTTACATTACCGGCTGCACCTACTGAGCAAGCAATTAAGACTCAGTTTGGTGGCGTTCCCGGTATTGATATGACAAAGGCGCCTAAGTCTTTGGGTGGCGTTCAGCAAGAAGAAGCTAGAGTTTTGCAGCGTCAACAACAATTAGGTCAAGATATTGGCGCTAATGAATTGGCTCAAAAACAGTATCAAGCCGATGTACAAGCCTCTATTGCAACTCAAGAGCGTGAAAGAACACAAGCTATTGAAGCTAAAGTGGACCAAGTTCGTAAAGATTTTCCTTATCCCGAGCTTCATCCAACCAAAGAAAACATCCCTGAACTAGCTACTTTGTTTAGCTTGATTGGCGTTATTGGTATGGCAGTCGGTGGCGCTGGCAAAATGTCCGCTATTGGCTCTATGAACTCTATGTCTGGAATGATGAAGGGCTGGCAGCAAGGTCGTTCAGATTTATGGAATCGTGAAAAGCAAGAGTTTGACAAAGAGATGACTAAGGTCAAGTCAATTATTGAAGATGCATCCAAAGATGCGGACCGAGCCTACAAGATGATGGCAACCGATAGACGCGAAGCTGAAGCATTAGCAAACCAGTCCGCAGCAAAGATGGGCGGTCAAATTGGCAAACAAATTCTTGAAAAGCAAGGTTTAGAACCGTACTTCAAGTATCTACAAGAGATTAAGGGTGACATCAATAAGGTGCTAGACCGAGCCGTTAAGACTTCTAAGAGCGTTGAAGGTGCGCTGCCTAAAGATTCTAAGACTCGAGATGAGTTCCGCGCCCGTTATCAGGCTGTTAAAAATGTTGAAGACATCCAAAGCCTACTGGATAACCCTAAATACGCTAAATTTATTAATCCCACAACTGGATTTACACCAGCGGTTCTTAATAACTTGCGTGAAAATTTCCCTGAATTGTCATCTAAATTGGCTCGTATTCAAGCAATTGAGTTTCAAATTGGCGGTAAAGCGCTTACTAAAAATGAACAAGCAATTCTTGAGCCGTTGTATGGATGGAAAGGTCTTACGACTGACGCACTTAAAGAGCGCCTCAAAGAAGTTAAAGACAACTTTAATAAAACCAATGGTCTTGTTGAGATTGACTATCCCGGTCTTAAATCATTGCGTGGCAAATATGACCAATACTATGAGCAGACCGGTAAGGTTCCTGAGGTTCCCGCTCCTGAATCTGCTATTTACAGCGTTGGTGACATTGTTCAAAAAGGTGAAAAACGCTACAAAGTTACTGGCGTTATCAAAGATGGACAAGGCAATATTGTTGACTACGATGTAGATGAGGTTAAAGCTAAATGACCAAGTTATCTGAGATTACCGGAGATACAAGTTCAGCCGGAGGTATGCGTCTATCTCAAGTGGATGCTGGACCTAGAGGCGATGAACCTACTGGATGGGAGAAGGCTGGAGCAGTTGCTCGCGGTGTTGCTGCTGGCACGCTTGGCGGTCCCGGTGATATTGAATACTTTGCTACCACTACCGTTCCAAAATTATTTGGTGGAGAAGGTGAAACCGGTACTTTTATGGGTTCGCCTACTTTCTTTCCTCGTTCGGAAGATGTGGAAAAAGGATTTCAGCAAGTTGAAAGCGCTGTTGGCGCAAAGCCCGGCGTTCGCCCTGAGCTAGAAAGTTATCGTACTGGCGGTGAATTTGCTGGCGGTTTTGTTACCCCCGGTCAAATTGTTAAAAATGTAGTTAAAAAGCCTTTTGAAAAAGGCATGGAACTTGTCTCTAAAGCTAGGGGAAAACCACTAGAAAAAGCATTAAGTGAGATGACAACTACCGCTGAAGAGCTTGGACAGAAGGCTGGCACCCGCATTAAAGAAACTGAAAAAGTCGGTCAAGAAAAGATTTACACCGACCAACAACGCCAAGAAATCAATCTTCGTGATGCTGCAAAGCGTTTTGATGCCGATGCTCAATTAGCCAAAGCTGAAAGCCAAGCGACTTTAAACAAGATTGGCAAGCCTACCAATGAATATCAAGTTGGAGAAGGTCTTAGAAGCGTTGCTAAGGGCACCGAAAAGCAATTAGATGTTGCTAGAGGCAGAGCCGCTGAAGTGCTTAAAGACGCTTATTTTGCAGAAGGAAAAGCTAGCGAAAAGGCTGGAAAGTTCTGGTCACAGTCTCAAACTGGTCAAGCGTTCTTAAAGAACCTTAAAGACATTGCTTCTCCCGCTAATGCTGGTCTATACACTCCAGCCGAGCAATTAGCCGCTAAAGACTTGATGGAAACTTTGTCTGGCGTTCAAGTTCAAGGAAAGATTGTTCGTTCTCAAATTGAAAAGATTGAGAAAGTTATTAGAGAAACAAAAAAAATAGCCAACAAACCGACAATGACGGGCGCGGACGCTATGAAGCAGCAGTACATGGGTAAGCTAGCCGAAAAGCTAGAAGACTCTGTTTATGGTTATGTTAGCGAAAGCGGTAAACCAGTTGCAGGATTCGCTCCTACCGGCAGAACCTTTAGAGAGGTTTATGCCAAGATGAGCGACCCATTAAATACTTATGAATCTCAAGTTGGTAAAGTGTTGACTCAAGAAGTTGAGGGTTTAAAAGGCATCTTTACATCAGACGCCACTCAAATTCCAGCCAAAGTATTTCAGTCTCCAGAGCAAATTCGCATTTTGGAAAGAATGGATATTAGCAAAAAGACATTAGAGCCATTTGCTGCTCAACACGCTGCTAATGAATTATCAAAACTTAATACTGCTGAAGCTGTTGACGCTTGGATTAACTCATCCAAAGGCGCATATCTTCAAGAGTTTCCTGCTGTTGCTGCAAAGGTAAAAGAATATGCGAAAACGCTTGCAACGAATGAGGTCAAAGCTGCCGAAAAATCTACGGGCGCCAAGGCTCTGTCTCAACGCGCTAAAGAAATATCTCAACGCGCACAGGGAAAAGCTGAAAAACTCACAAATTTAACTAAAGAAAATCAAAAGTTTGTAAGCGAATCCTCAAGGGATATATTTAATGCAACCACTACAAATAGAAGTATTAGCGCGGCTGAATCTTTTGTTAAAGGCTTGGAAAGTCGAGGTCTTGCAAGTCGAGAAGAGACTATTGCAATGCTGGACAAAATCCGTGATGTTAAGACTAGAGAAACTGATAAAGCAAAGGCAATAACCGCTTTAAAAGGTATCTTGCCTTATGTGGGGGCTACAGTTGGTGGTGGCGCCGTCGCCGGTTACAGCTTAAATAAATTGCTAGGTGGATTTTGATGGTTAAGAAGCAAAGAGGGATAAACAACGCTTTAGAAGAGGCTATCTCAACTATGCTAACGCAAGTGATGGCTGACCCTGAAGCTAGCATTACTGACAAAACTAAAGTGTTGGACCGAGCATTAAAGCTAGAAGCAATTAAGCTCAAAATGAACGATGATGAATGGGGAAGTGGTTTTTCTATTGATGATGAGGATGAGTAAGGTTAGAATATGAGTATCTTTAATCGAATAGGGGATATTCATGGATGCAATCACTATCATCAAAGTAGCATTAACGGTCATCTCAGACCGGCTCATAACGATTTTGGCTCTGTCAATGTCGTGCGCTTTAGCGTGTTGGGTGATGTGGGGACCACAATGGGACCGCGTAGCAACACTAGCAATATTTGTAATCTTCAGCTATCTTGTGATAAACACAAAGGAAAGGAAACAGCATGAAAACCAGACCACACCAGAGGGACCATGAGCAGAATCAGCAGGTAGCTACCGCGATTCGCCCACAGTTACCAAGAGATGGAAGCGCCGGAATGACTAAATGGAAGACCGGTGAATTGCCAAAGGGCGGCTATCGCTCAATGTTTGATTTTGCTGAAGGTTCTTACAGTACAAAATTAAGCCCATCTGGAGCGAAAGAAAAGAAGGTGTACTAAATGGCAAATAACATTGCATTTCAACCGATGGGAAAAACGGTAAAAGTATCCGTTTCTGGCGCTGCAAATAATCAGTCCAATGTATTTACCATTACTGCTGATAGCCCATCAAACCAGTATTACCTAGCTAACGCTGACACCAATTCGGCTGTTTATGTATGGATTAACTCTACTAGCACCTTTAATGTGGCGTTGCCAGATGTAACTCCGGGCTATGTCATTGCATTGCCTCCTTATGGATACAGAGTAATTACTGGTCCGCAAGTCAATTCCAATACAAATGTGTATGCAAGAGTTATTGGTGACGGAACAAACGCTTCTATTTATATCACTCCGGGCGAAGGCTTGTAATTAAAAAGGAAAAATCATGGCAGATATTCAAGATGTAATACCAGTAGTAGAAGTCCCTAATGTACCTGAGCCAACACCAGCTCCAGAGCCAATAGTTGCTCCTGAAGTTGTTGTTGAAGTAGCGGGTGACGCTCCTAAATCATTAGGCGAAAATATCAGCGTGGTCAATATTTATACACCGCAGTAAGGCTTTAAATGAGCGAGCAATCAAATATTGAATCCGCAAAGGAAGTTGCCGGTAAGTCCATTGGAAAACATGGGCTTGCCTACATTACGGCAATTATTGTAATTAGCGTTGCTGCAAGCATTTTCTTAGATGCCTCTAAAATTGCCGCCGTTATTGGTATGGCTGGCGGTGCAATCATGGCTATTATCAACATGATGAACGCAGTATCAGGCACCACAGAAAAAGAAGAGCGACCTGAATTTCAAGTTATTCAAAATTTAATTGGAAAATTAGACCATCTTGCTGACAAAGAGCCTCCTATGTCCGTTACTGTTGATGGAGATAAGGTGACTGTCACTAAGGGTACAGACACTATTACGACTAAAAAATGAAAATATTTAAAGATATTTTGACTGAAGACAACAATGAGACTTATTGTGCTGCTAGGGTTTGTGCTATTGCTGCTTTGTTTGGCTTCTTGGGAATTGCTTTTGTTCATGTTTTACATGGTAATTCCATTGATTTTTCACAATTAGGCATTGGTTTTGGCACCGTTTTAGGTGGTTCTGGTGTGATGATTGGAGCTAAAGCCGCCACTCAGAAGGATGGTAGCGATGTTTCCCCTTCCAATTAGTTTTTACATTTATGCTGGATTGACTGTAATTGCTTTAGCCGGTATTGGCTACGGCAGACATGAGCATAATGTTTTTGAGGAATACAAAGCAGAAGAGATTGCCAATGCTAGAGAAAAAGAACATCAGCTTCAAGATGCTACCGACCAGATTAGAAAGGACAAAGATGCTCAAATTGACGCTATTAACAATCAGCTCGCTAATGCTCTTATCGAGTTGCGGAACCGCCCCAGTAGGGCAAATAAAGTATCCAGCAATGGACAAAGTGGAACTGGGGCAACCCTTTTTGCCGAGGATGCAGAATTTCTTATCGGGGAAGCTGCCAGAGCAGACAAGCTCAGAACAGCCCTCACAGCCTGTTACGCCCAATACGACCAAGTAGCCGGAGCTAAATGATGCAATATTCTAAAGACGGATTACATCTTACAGAGCAATTTGAAGGCGTTAGGCTTGCTGCTTATCCTGACCCCGGTACTGGTGGTGACCCTTGGACTATTGGATACGGGCATACCGGTCCTGAAGTCCATTCAGGTATGACAATTACTCAAGAGCAAGCCGAAAACTATTTGGCAGAAGATGTTAAAAGAGCAGAAGCAGATGTAAACGCAAGGCTTAATGTAGAGGTAACCCAAAATGAGTTCGATGCACTTGTTGATTTTGCTTTTAATTGTGGATGCGGTAATCTTAATAATTCCACATTGCTCAAAAAACTAAATGCTGGTGACTATGAGGGCGCCGCACAAGAATTTTTAAAATGGGATATGGCTGCTGGCAAACACATGGCTGGACTATTGCGCCGCAGACAAGCTGAAGAGTTATTGTTTTTGAAAGATTTGCATGGCTGAAGCGCAAGAACTTCAAGGGATTGATACATCGGTATTGGATACCATATCCGCCGATAAAGGAGCCAATCTATTAGAAGCGGCTCAAAAAGAATATCCGTATCTTTCTAACAAAGACATTGCTTATAAATATTCTCCGCAACAAGGCAGAGGATTTTTAGAGTTTTATAGTCCAGAAGAAACCGGCTCTCCAGAATACCCAAGACCAAAAGAAATTCCCATGGGTAAAGTTGGCATCGAAGTATTCGACCCTAAAACTAGACCAATAGATATTCTTGCTGATTATGTTAGCCATTATGGGGTAGAAAAAGACCCGACCTTGGCTCAACGATATCAACAGTTTTCTCAATCTTTTACTCCAGAACAACAAAAAGTTCTTCAAGAGCAATATGCTTGGTATCAACAACATCCAGAATTTAAAGAATCAAGACCTTTTGAAGAATGGCTTAAATCTACTGGTATTCCGGGATTCTTTAGAGGCTACACATTTAATCAATGGGATGATGCAGCCAAGATGTACACGCCAGAACAGTTACAAACCCTAAACGCAGTTCGTTCATATTTAGGAATTAAATAATGGCTAAAGACACTAATCTTTCCGTTGGTCGTGGCGAGAAGTTATCCGTATCTCGAGGCGGAGGATTAACAGCCAAAGGAAGAAAGAAGTACAACCGAGCAACAGGAAGCAAATTAAAAGCACCAACGAAATCAGGACCAAGACATAAATCATTTTGTGCGCGTTCTAAGAATTGGAAAGGTGAACGAGGCAAGGCAGCTAGACGCAGATGGGGATGCCGTTAATGGATTCACACTACAAGTCATTATTAAAGGCAGTCACTTGGCGTATTACAGGAAGCCTTGATACTTTTGTGCTGTCTTGGATTATCACAGGACACGCTTCTCTTGCCTTCTCTATTGCGTTTGTAGAACTGTTTACCAA